CTTTTAGGGCATAAGCATGGAAAGGGTGTACAACGCAGTTCATCACACCGCGAACCTTGGCAGCGCGCAAACGTGCAGCAGCTTTGAAAATATCAGCTACAGTTAGTTCCTGACCAGCAGCACCCAAAGCGACGCTAAAGCTAGAGAACAGGGCGATAAGGTCTTGATCCATTTTGGTAGCAATAGCGTTACCAAGAACAGTACCAAGCTCAACAGCAGGATTGCCTGCGCCCATCATAGCCACATCACTCAACAGCACTTGAGCACCAACTTCAGATACGTCAATAGTGACGCTTGAAGTAGATACAGTGGTTGAAGTCATGTCAGTGCCTTCGGTAAGGTTTCCAGCAGCGATAGCTGGGTACTTAGGCACTTGGATAGTTTTACCGGCTTGAGCACCGATGTCATAACGAGTTACAAGGCCAGCCATAAGTGACTGTTCTTCGGCAGTGAAACGAGCCTGTAGAATGATGTTAGCAAACAGGTCGTCAAGAGTTGTTGAAGTAGTAATAGCCATTTTAAATTACCTATAAAAAAAAGAGTTTTATTTGGCCTTCTTCTGTAATGCAGCAAATGCTTCTTTGCCTCCATTACTCCAGTTAGCCACCATTTCTGCTGGGGTCATTGTCTTAATTGACGAGCCGCCAACATTACCCTTGCTACCTACGCCTTGCAAACCTGCTTTGACGTGGTGAGGGTTAGTCATTAAAAATTCTGACACTAGCTCGGTGGCGGTGAGCAGGTTACCTGCATCGTTATACCTTGGCGAACCATTGTCGTCGATTATTTCCACTGAGCCATCGTCTGACAGCTTAATGTGATTTCTAAGCAAAGTGGCAACCTGTTCAGGGTTATAAGCATTTGCAGAACTAGCAGCACTTAACAAAGCTCCGTCAATCAATGTCGATTGCAATCGGGCTTGGTAGGCTTTAATTTCTGCATCTTTCTTTTCCACTGTTTTCCGCAACACTTCTTCAAAGTTACCGCGTTCCTTTTGTCTCTCGATTTCAGCATTCTGCTTTTCGGAAAGTAACTGCTTGGCTTCGTTAATATCAATGCCTGACAATTGCTTTTCGTACTTGCGCTGCTCTCGTGAAACTCTGTCAGCAATCATACGGTCAACTTCTGCTTGCGAAAACGTCTTAGCCTGAGTTTCTGTAGCTGTTGTCTCAGTATCAACTTCTGTAACCATGATTTCTTCGCTCATGTAACGCAACCTCTTTCGAGTAGTTTTAGAATTGTAAGTTTAGCACATTTTTTTAAAAGTTAATCAAACACCGGAACCCAGTGGTGGCGACAGTTATACCCGCCTCTCACTATAAATGGGTCGCCTTGAGCTTTACCGCCCCAGCTTCCCGACCATATCTCGGCAATCTGTTCATTAGTATAAGTCTTGCCTGCATGTTCCTTGCAGAAATCTCTTGAGTCTCTAATAATTGAGCCATAGTAAAGCCATTTCTTAGCCCCAGAGGCAAACCCAGTTGATGTAGTGATTGAAGCATTAAACTGCATCAAGCTGTCCTGCACATAGACGTTACTATATCGTGCCAGATTGTCTCCGCTTCTATCTCTACCAAACTTTGTGTGCAGTTTTTCTATGGCACTGGCCGCCTGCTTGGGCGAACCATTCTTAGCTATCTCAACAAGCCTAGCCGCTTCTTCTTCGTCGGCCTGAACGTATACGCCATTGATAGCACCTTGCAGGTTAGTTATTGTTTCAGCGAAAGGTCTACCAGTTAATGTGCTTTGATAAAGCCCTGTAGAAATAGTGTCAAGATACTCATTAGCTATAGCCTCGAAGCCTTGAAACGAAAGCTTCTGTAATTGCGATACTACCGCTGGGTCTATCTTCGTGAAGCTCCCATACTTACTAAGCAGCTTGTAGTTGGACTCCACCACCGATGTGTACTCGTTGAGTACCGACTGCACCTCGCTTAAATACACCTCGTTTATTAGGGCTTTAATTTGAGGTCTTGCAGCAATAGCCCAAGCCAAGTCAAATAGATTGCCGCCGTTGAGTGGCGCACCAGACATAAACTGTATCAACCTTGCTTCCAATAACCTCAAAGCAGCGGCAAGTCTTGCTTGATGTTTATCTGCAAGCTTATCGAGTATTTCTGCGTAAGCGTCAGCACTAGCCATTAAAGCTGAATCTCAGTAGCTTGCTCTACTGGTGCAAACTGCCCAAGTCCCAGTGAGTTTGATTCAATCTCAACGTGAGCTTTTGCCAGCTCTTCGTCATCAAGCACTAGGTCAGCAATCTGCTTATCAATCTGCTGCATTAGGGTTGTCGATTTAACGCCAGATGCCCGCATGGATTGCAAGAAGGTCAGCTCTTTGTCATAGTCTCTCAGGTCAAATGAGTTCGGGTAGAATACCTCTACATCACTTGTCTGTTGCTGCCACATGCAGTAGAAGCCCCACAACTGTTCTTCAGCAAGCTCCAATATGTCAGCCTTCTCAGATAACTTAGCATTAAGCATCTGGAACTCTGTTTGCATAGCCACGCCAGACTGAGTCATTGCCTGAGTGCCACGAACTGCGCCCATGTGAGACATACGGTTAATGGCTTCTACCTTATCGTTAATGCTTGCTCGTACAGCGTCTAAGTTTGAACCGCTTGGCTGCATCTGATACGGCTTCATGTTAGCGTCCATATCGTCAGGCATGTTGATTATTGCACCTGCTCCTGCGCTTGCGTCAGTGCCAAAGGTCTTCACCAAAGTTGGGTGATTAGATATGCGAATTAGCTGTTCAATTTCTGAAAGCTCTTGATAGATGGCTCTTTGCATTGAAGCAGCGTCTGACAGGTCGCTAATACCGATGCCTCTAATTACTGAACGCTGTGCAGGCAAATACACCGCAGGAATACGTCCCAGTGGATTAGGTACTGTGTCGATCTTAGTTTCTCTGTCGTTTACGCAATGCCAGCTTTCAATCTCAGTTTCTGTCCATATTCTGAAATAAGCTTCAGTAGTAGTGTCGTCAATCTTATCTACCGACTCGCGAACCTTTAAATAAGTAAGGGCATAACGGCCAGAGGCAGTTCTTGTCCACTTCCAATCGAATACGTTTTCAGGCGTAAACATTGTGACGTATGGTCTAATCTCTTGGCTAATTTCTTCAGCCTTTGTACCAGCATTTGATGCAGGCTTATCTACCATTAGCCAGACATGCCCGTAAACGCTTGACCATACCTGAGCCTCACGCATAAAAGCATCAAAGCCTTTGCCGTCAAGGTCTGAGTCCTTTATGAATTGAGCAAGTACTTGGTCTTCAGCGATACTGTTAAACTGCCGTACGGGTGGAATGCGCCACAAAAAGCTACTGTAGATATGAACGATGTTCTTGCAGTGGTTGTCGATAGGGGTAAGGTCTATACGTCGAGCATAGCTATCCTTGTCCTCGTTAATGTACTTGGTTAGGTAACCGCCGTTTTTGTAGTCCTCGCCACCCATGTAAGAGCGGAGGTAAAACTCCCAGCGATCTTTGTTATTATCGTAATCTGGGTGAGTGTATTGAATGTCTGTGCTACGCATTAAGTCCACCTTGTAGGCTGTTCTACCTTGTACTCAGTTCGTACAGGGAATAAAAATTCGACCAAATAGCCTAGTGCATCGTTCAGGTGGTCAAAGCCATCTTTGTTAGGCTGGCTCGTTCCTTCTTTGTACGTCTGACGCTCAAGGCTCTTAATCGTGTGCTTGCATTTGGGGTCTATAAACAAATAGCGATCGCCGCCACTTGAGCGCAATCTGCTATTCACCGCATTTATTCTATCCCTGACCAGTGCGTGACTGTTTTTAGATTTCACCGCAAAGCCTGCATTCTGTAAAATGCTCAGGTCTGTTCTACCGCCTGCGCTTGTCTTCCTTTGCCGTGAGGCTGGGTCAGGGTAGATTATAGCAGGTCTGTCTCCATACTTAGAACGTATCTCCGAAACCATCTCATCTGTGTTGCTGCCATACATGACGATCTCATCTATCGCTAACAAATCATTGCCATGACGTAAGCAGACAACCGCACTCATTGGGTCGATGTTAAAGTCTAGCCCAATGTGCAGAGTGCCGCCAGTATCCTCAATGCGCTTGACAGACTTCTCCCGATTAAAGGCATAATAAATGATACCGCTGTAGTTGACAAACGCAGCCTCGTACTCTTGCTGAAAGGTTCGTTCATCTAGGTCATTACGGGCAGCAGCAACTTCTTCCTCTGGTACGTTCCCGCCTTGCAAAGTGGTGTACTGAAAGCTCGACCAATCATTGTCGCCGTCAATACCCTTAGCCCATATATCGTAAAAGTGGTTACGTCCCTTCGGTGTGCCAATGAATAAGCACCCACCCTGCCTGTCAGAAAGCGAAGGTCTAAGAACCTCACTCCATGCCTCTGGCCGCATGTCTGCAAACTCATCTAGCACAACAAAGTCCAAAGCTCGTCCGCGTAGGTTATTTGGCTTCTCTGCGCCCTTTAAAGCGATTACCGAGCCATTAATAAGGCGTATTGTTAAGCTGGTCTCGTTAGTCTTAGAAACGTATTCTGGTGGTATAGAAGCTATCAGCATATCCCACGCAATTTCTTTGGCTGCCCCGTATGTTGGGGCCACGTACCATACGTTGCGGTTCCTTCCTTTAATGGCCTGCTCAAGTATCTTGCCGGTCGATAGGAAGGTCTTGCCAAATCGCCTGCCAGCTACAACAGCAACAAAGCGGCTTGGGCAAATGAATATCTCACTCTGCGGTAGGGTTAATTGCACGAGGGTCGATCATAATGTTGATTTGTGGGATTTCTTTGACTGGCTCTATGTACTGGTCTCCCCAGTTCTCTCTGTCTCTATTCTTTAGATAAAAGATGATGGCGGTATTGTCTCCAGACATTGCCTTTTCGAATAGCTTATTAGTTACCTTATCCATTCCAGAACTGCGGCCTCTTTTTATAGCCTGCAAAAACTGTGGATATTCATTCTGTTTGTCGTAGACAGTCCGTTCACTGATGCCCAAGCAATCAGCTATTTGAGAAATGGTTAATCCATGAGAAGCCATATCTTCTGCTTGCTCACAAATATGCTCGTCTGGTATCCAAGGCGGTCTGCCTGACATTAAGCCTCCGTTCCAAAGGTTTGTTCATGGTTCATTGAGGGGTTGTGCAGTATCACTTCTTCCTCGTCTGGCGGTAATGCGTTGAGTCTAATATCGACAGCATCGCACCAGTATATAAGGGCAGTCTTGATCTGAAACACCGCTGAGGGTGAGTCTATTATACTCTGCGTGATGTTATCAATCTTAACAAGCAGGTCATTCCAGCCGTTTTCTTCGCAGTCTAGGATACGCTGCGTGATCTGTAAATGCTTTATGGTGCCTCCCGCATCTCTGCTAATGG